ACCGAGCGCGAGAACCTTCGGTTTGAACTGGTCGCGGAGCGGATCAGCAACACCTTCGCCGACAAGTACATGACCACCGACATGGCTTGGGGGGTTGACCAGGAGGCCGCTGGAAAAGAGCGGTTCGAGTCGGTGACCGGTTTGATCGTGACCGATGTGGGTTTTATCGACCACCCGCGCATCCCGTTCTGCGGGGTAAGCCCAGACGGCTTCGTGTCCGATGGGTGCCTGATCGAGATCAAATGCCCTCGGACTAAGACCCACATGAAGTATGTGGCCAGCCAGACCATCCCTGCGGAATACAAGCCGCAGATGATTCTCCAGTCCGCTTGCACGGGCAAGGATGTCTGGTTTGTCTCGTATGACCCGCGTATGGGCGAGGGCAAAGACCTCTACATCAAGAAGTTCTGCCCGACCGCAGAGGAAATCGCCGAGGTGGAGAAAGCCGCCGAGCAGTTCCTCGCGGAGTGTGACGCCCTGTTTGACTTCTTCAACGAAAAATCGAACTACTTTGATAAAGGAGCATTTTGATGCTGATGATTGGAATGGCCCGCCTGGGCAATGACCCCGAGGTGCGTTATACGCCCGATGGGAAACCCGTGATGGACATGAGCCTTGCCTTCTCTTATGGCCGCAAGGTTGACGGCAAACAACCCTCCCAATGGGTCGCAGGGACGATGTGGGGCGACCGGTGCGAGAAGTTGCGCCCGTATCTCAGCAAGGGCCAGTTGGTCTTTGTCTCGATGACCGAGCCGCACATCGAGGAATACAAACGCAGAGACGGCACGACAGGGGTCTCCCTGCGGGCCAGGGTGGGCGAGTTGGAGTTTGCGGGCTCACGGCCAGAGGCTCAGAGCCAGCCCAAAGCAAGCGCCCTGGACGGCCTCGATGACGATGTGCCGTTCTGATGATTGCTGCTAAGTATTGGGCCATTCGGTGCAAGAACGCCTTTGTGAAGCACTCCCAAACCGGCTGGCCTTATTTGACCTTTACAACCCGACAGGCCGCGCAGGCATGGATCGACCAACACCGCATAGACGGTGAGCCCGTGCGAGTCCGCGTCAAACTTGAGGAAGTGACATGAGAATGATAATTATCGGAGCCTGTGCCTTACTGTTTTCCGGCTGCGGTGTAATGCCCCAAAAGTCCGAAATCCCCGAGCAAGAACTGCTCGTTGATAAGGAAGTCCACGCCATGAGCCGCTTGGAGGTGATGTCTGCCATCACCGAATGTCAGACGGCCAGAACCCGTGCGAGCCTGGTGTACGGCAAGCGCAAGGTGGGTGGCGTGACCCGCGATATTGTGGTGGATGTTATATGCGCACCGCTCTATTGATCGTGGTTGGGGTGGTGGGCCTATCCACCGCCGTCCTCTACCACCACCTGGCGGTGGCCGAGGCCAAGGCTTACGGGTACGCCATGGGGGCCAAGGAGGCGTTGTCGGTCACCCCGCCATCGGAGCAATTAGAGGTAGTCTGCGCCGGTCTGTGGCTGGCCGACAATGACCGCAAATGGCAAAAAAGGGGGCTCCGCTAGGGAGCCCCAATCCACGCCTGAGGAGATGAGGTTTCAGTATATCAGGCGAACTGACGGGTTCCCTGGCGGTCGATGATCAATTTCGACCCTCGGGGGGCCGCTTCAGGGGTGTTGGGGACGCTGATGTGCGTCCAGGCATCAAACTCTAGGATGATCTGATCAAACGGCACCTTGGCCGCAATACAGGCTTCCACCACCTGGCGAGGGGTCATCCCAGGCACCCGCAAATCTGCGGCGCAGCCAAGGCGGTGCTGACTGGAATCTTTGGAACCCACCGCATCATTAACCTGTTTTGACCTGAAACCGGAGTTTATGAGTACCGGCTTGCCGCCGACCGCCGCCTTAACATCTTGGAGCAGGGCCGCGAGGCGCTTGAGGTTCTCCATCTCGGCCTCGTTGGGGGTGTTGTCCCAGCCGTTACGCGCAGCCGCCTCGGAGCGGGTTAGTTCCTCAAGGGTGAAGTTGGGCGAGAGGTTCATTTCTTCTTCTCCAGAATCTCATCGAGTTGGGCGCTCTTTTCCTTAGAGCCTGCGCTCGATCCAAAGTAGTAACCCAGCACCATCGTCACCGCAGAGGTGAGCGCACCCAGGACATAGATCAGGATGTCTTTTGACTCCGCATCCACATCCACAAAGATGATGATGGCAAACAGGATGAAGGTCAGGCCGACCGTTCCTAGCGCGAGGATGGGCGTGACAATCTTGCTCAACATCGGCGCGAACTCGCTGGTCGCAATCTGCACCTCGCGGTCGCGGGCCGACTGCATCTCTTTAACCTGGGCCTCCAATTGAGCGAGTTCACCGCGCTGGGCCATCTCCATAAGGCTGGCCTGCGCTTTTGCTTTGGCTTCGGGGTCGGGCATAACCTTGTCGAGAACCTTCTCCCCGATGCTCAGAATTGCTCCAATCGGTAACATTATTTTTCCTCCTTTAAGGCGTTGGCGGCGGCATAGGCACCCTTGCGGCCCACAATTCCACCGACCGCGCCGATGCACAACAACATGATGTCTTTGAGCATCGCAAGATACTGTTTGTCTATCTCTGCAATCTCGCCTGGGTTCTGCTCAACAAAAGTGACCGCAAGCAAAATGGTGATCACCGAAAACAACAGGATGCCCGACAGGACAATTACAATCAGCGCCCAGACGCGAACCTCGATTTCTTCGGTTGTGAGTTCCTTAAACACGCTTCGGTTCCTCTATCCACAGACAACGGGCTCGCCCGCCGGTTTCGTTGTAAATCTCAGCCTTCCTGACCTCGCAGTCGTACATCTTGGCAAAGGTCTCGATGCGCACCTCCGCGCCAATCAAGAAGACCAAGAGCGCGTAGGACATTAGACGCCTCGATTGATGATGGCCATGACCGCCGCGTAGACCACGATGCCGCCGATGCCAATCACGGTGATGCCGCCAATCCACAAGATCAAATTGTCCCAGAAGGCTTTTTCTGCGGCCTCTTGGTCTTGCTTCATCTTGATTCGGTCGGCCCTGATCTTGCGGCGCATCTCGCAAAATTTGCGATAGCCATCCATGGAGCCAAAACCATTCGGGAGGTCGGCCCAGGCACCATAGAGGAAGGTCTCTCTGATCTCGACCTCCATCTGATTTAGTTTGAACTCGGCCTCAAAAGCATTGAACGCTTCTTGAGTGTCGCTGCCGAACTCTAATTTTTGGAACAGTTTGGGCTTTTTGGGCTTGTTCTTCGACTCTTGAATAACCTGCTCAAGTTGGTCAGCAACGCCAACATATTTGGAGAGTTGCGCCCAAACGCCCTCTGCTTCTTGCGCAACCTCCGCAGCCTTCTTGAGACCAGACCAAATCGCAGAGGCGGTCGCTAGTAGTGTGATCGGATCGATGGTGGCCTCACTTGTCTGCCTTGTCGTTCAATCTATCAAAGAACGATGACATCATGCTTTCAAGTTTATCGAACCTGGCCATCATCTCTTGCCGCACCTCGCGCATCTCGTCCCGCCGAACATAGACCTCGGGGAGATTCTTTTCGATGTGGTGCAAGTCCTTGCGCAGTTCCTTAAGTGAGTCCCAAATCTCGCGGGAGAACCATCCCACCACCGCAATAAAACCGCCCAGCGCAATGTTGATCAGTATCTGCCAGTCCATGTTATGTCTTCATGATGTAGCAAAGCGCATAGTACGGTGGGAGATTTGCGTTGGTGCCAGATGTCCCTGCGGATGCGTTGGTTGTTGCAACAGTAATGCCGGTGGTGTTGCTATTGCTGGTCATTGCAGAGGTTGACGGACACGCTCCGTCACTTGCTAACGGCCCCGCGCCGCAACCATAAGACACGCTAATTTGAGCAACCCCATGAGTGTGGCCAGGATCAGTCACCACCGATGTGGCGGTGTGCGTATGAGAAACAACAATCGCATCCGCAGAGCCACCCGTTGCATCAACCGCATAAGTTGAACCCGCGCCAACCACAAACCGGTCTCTAAGGTCTGGCGTTCCATTAGAACCGTTACACAACACATATCCCGCAGGAATTGAACCAATCGAGCCCGACCACAACAGAATGCCGCCAGTAGGGATGGGGGTCGCAGCAGGCGGCTGGGCATTGATGATTCCATACAGGTTGTCGTAGGTTTGGATCACGACATCGTTGGCGTCACTCAGCACAAACTTGTAAAAGAAACCATTAGAGAGCCAGATGGTCGAGGGTGGCCTGCCGTCCGTTCCCAAGATGATCGGGTTGGTGTTTGCAATCAACCCGCTTGAGTCGGTATAAGTCGTGAGCGGTGTCGTGGAGCCCGCCTGGTAGGTCTGGATTTTTCCACCAGCAAGCGGCAGGCCGTCATTGCTGAAGAACTGAAAACCGTTACCGACGGGTGAGAGATTGACTGACATGATTAGTCCTTACCGATGTCTTTGAGAGGAACCATCTTTTTCTGCGCCCGCTTGACTGCGGATTTTTCTGCCATCTTAACGCCGCGTTGAGCGCCCATCATGCCGCCAACGGTTGCGCCGATACCCGCACCAGGCACCCCGCCAAATGTGCCGCCAATCGCACCTCCGACTGATGTGCCAATGGTTCCCAACAGAGGAGCAGCGCCCAACCGGATCAAATTGTGGGCCTGAACGGCAGCGCCAGGGTATGACGCATCGTATTTCAGAACATGGCCTGCGTCATGCAAGTCCTTGACCATCTGGGCCAGTTCAGCGTCTTCCATTAACACCCCAAGTTTGCGACTGTTGCTATTCAGATACTTGGTGATGTTTTGGGCGTTCCATTGCCCCTTGTTTTTTGCACCTTCTTGCAAGATACGGTTTGCAAACTGGGCTCTAATCTCAGCAATAGCCGCGTCAGCCTGTGGGCGAACTTCGGGCGGCATTTCTTTGAGGGTTTTGACCAGATGGTTGAGTTGGTCAACGCTCATGCGCTCAACCGTTGATGCAATCTTTTCAAACGGCACCGCACGGTTCATGGGTGACTGCGGGTCGTAGTCCATGATTTTGGACACGCCTTTGGGGTCATCGAGTAGCCGCGCAATCTTGGTTCTGATGTCCCGCGCCCGCTTGTAAACATCCTCGCCCGCGACCTTAGTGACATCGTTGTCAATCTTGTCTTTGAGGCGACCGATGATTCCCGACCGCTCGTTGTTCCAGTTCGAATTGATGTATTTGCGCAGATTCTCGGCCTGCTCCACGGTCATGGGTTTGACGCGGCCATCTGGGCCAAGCAAGTCGTTTTCGCGCAGATGCGACTCAATGCCTCGGCGCAACGACATAAAACTGTCGTTTACCGTAAAGTTGGAATCGGTGTTCAAGAACCTCTGCAAGTTGGTCGGGTTGACCGCCGGTTGCGTTCCAGCGACTTGCTTGGCTTGCTCATAAGCCTGGTTCATCTGGTTTTGCAGCAACCCCTTAAACTCGTCAAACGGGCGAGTAATGGTGGTTCCGCGAGCATAAACGGTGTCCTCGTCCAACCCCAGAGTGCCACCGGTTTTTTCAACCATGCGCTGGCCAAAGTTCTCAAGAGTCGCTCGTTCATTGGCCAGGGTGTCTCGGTAAAGTTGCCCAACAGGCGCATCCACTTTGCTGGTTTGGTATTCGTTGGCGGCGGCAAATCCGTCACCAGCAATTGATGATTGACGGGCATTTTCAAGGCCAACGCGGGCCAATAGTTGCTTTCGGGCTTCTTGCTCAGGCAAGTTGACCATGCCTTTGGGTGCGTATTTAATCTCGGGGAACGGTTGCGTGATGGTCGGCGCAGGCATTGTCGGGGTGTCAACCCTGGGAGCAGGGGGCAACACGGGCGCCGCGCCACCGGCCTTCCTGGCCTCCAGTTGGGCCTGAAACTCCGCATAGGACACCCTCGGCTTACCGGCCATCGTGGGTTCTACGCGGGGCGCTTCTGCTGGCTTGGGGGCGGTTCCCAGGGCGGTCTCGACCTTTTCGGCGCCGCCAACGATGCCTCGCTGAACTGAAGGGGCGCTTTTAATGCCAACCGCCGCAAGCGCCGTTCCAGCCATGTTCTCAACATCCTGAACCGGCATTCCGGTCTTTTCTGCAATCGCCTGGGCGCCCTTTTGGAAATATTCGGCCACAAACTCTGATGCCCTGCGGCCTGCTTCGCCCTGATACTCGGGCGTTTCGGTCACGCCAAACAAGCGCCCCATCGGGGCCTCAAACGGTGCCGCAGCCGCCGTGCTGGTCTCTTTTGCCTGCTCGGGTGACTGACCAAATGCTCGGGCTCCCGCGTAGGTGACCGGCTCGATGATTGCCGGTGCCAAACCGCCGAGGGTCAGGTCATACAGGCTGGCCGCAGCGCGACCAAATTGCGTGGCCGCACCGGCCTGGTCTTTCACCTTCCCAACCTTGCGGGCTGGCGCCGCTTGCGGTGCCGCTTCAGGGGCCGCAGGCTGGCCAAGGATTAGACTTCCGACCGAATCGTTAGACATCGAGGTCTTCATGGGAGTCGCGCCGACCTTGTTAAAAAACTCCCGCCTGGTCTCTATCGGGTAGGCGTTGAACTGTTCCGGTGAAGACAACACCTTTTGAAGCAGTTGCGGGTTGTGGCCCATGCGCTCAAAGGATGTGATGGCCGACTGCACCTGTTCTGGCCGCAAGTTCTCAAAGCGGAACTGGTCTTCGTTGGGCGCAGCCGGTGGTGGCGTTTTGCCGCCCAGGATGAGTTGGCCGATGTCTTGCATTACAGGTCACCTGTTTTGCTGAGTTTGACCACATTATTGTATTTGCGGTAAAGGTCTTGGCGTTGCGTTTCGTCTAAGTTGCCCAGCAATTTTTCTGCGTACTCTTGGCGCTTTTGCGGGTCTTTGATGTCGCGGCTGATGTTCATCAATTCAAAAATGCGAGAGTCCGCGTTAGCAGACCACATCTGTTGGAACCGCTTGGCGTTGTTGTCGCCATATTTTTGCGCGTGGCGTTGCAGGCCAGTAGCCATCATGTCGAGGTTGGTGATGTCGGCATCCGCACGGCGGGCAATACTGAGCAGCACCTCGGGCGGGAAGGTCTCGTCACCGCTGGCCATCCGCGACAACGCTTGACCGCTGACCGTATCCATCGAGCCGCCCATCGCCTTAATGTTGGCAATCTGAACATTTGCAATGTCTTTCGACAGTTGCTTATAGGTTGGATCACCAATCCAATTTGCAAAACCGCGTTTAATAGCGCCAATCGGGCCGGTCTCTGGCAGCACCGATTCTTCTTCAAGTTTCTGCGCCGTTCTGACCACTTCCTGGAGGTTGCGCCGAGCGGTGACCAATTCGGACTGACGCTGAACCAGGTTGGTTCTGAGTTCGCTGCCTGCCTGACGGTCGGCTTCTTCTTCGGGCAGTTGGGCAAACGGAACGCCAGCCTTTCGCACAGGGTGGATGAGCGACAACCGCTCGGTTGTCGGCTGCACCATTTCGCCGCTTGTTGGAGCCATGGCCGCAGAAGCGGGAGCGGGGGCGGGAGCGGGGGCGGGAGCAGGCGCGGGAGCCTGCCGAATCGGGGCGGTCATGTCCTGGCCGGTTACGCCGCGAGGTGCGGGGGCGGCAGCAGCGGGTTGGCTTCCAGGCAACGGCAGGGGTTCCACCGTTCCAGGGCCACGCCGGAACACACCAGGCTGACCACCGGATTGCACAATTTCCGGCGTCTGAAGACCAAGTTGGGCGCTTGCGCCGGCCTGTGACTGAATCACATTGTCAAAGTATTGGGGGAGGCGTTTGGGGTCGTTGATCGCAATGTTGGTCGCAGTCCCCGCCATGCGTTCCACCATTGAGCGGGGGATGCCAGCGGCAACGGCTTTCGATTTGATTTCATCCAGCGCAGCAAGGGCCGCGTCAGGGTTTCCAGACGCAATTCGAGGGTCGTTGCGGAAACCGCCAACGATGCCCATGAGCGCGTTGTTTTGGTCTTTGGACAGGGTAAAAACGGCCTGTTCCTGGCCGGTTCTTGCGGTCTGCGTTGCAATGCGGGCCTGTTCTGCCTGTTCTGGGAACACCTGTTCAGCCTGCTGAAACGCTTGCACCCCACGGGCAAAGTTCAGCATCTCCGGCAGCGTCATTGTCGCCGGAGGTTTGGCGCTCAGAGAGATTGACGGGTCGATGTTGATGGTGGCCATGATTGATCCTTATGCAAAACTTGTAAGTTGCGCCTGCGGAGCAAATGCCTGCGTTGGCGCCCCCATCGTGGCCCCTGGTTGCACCACCGGAGGCCGTTGCATCAAGGATGACAAAAAGGTCATGTTGCCCACATTCCCAAGGGCGTTAGCGTATGCGTTAGCCGCACCCACGCCACCAGCCGCCTGCGCCGCCGCTTGACCTGTTATCAACCCAGTCTGTTGCGCCGCAAGGTTTTGCCCTGCCTGAACTCCTGTATTGACCGATTGTTGGCCCATGCCGGCAATGTTGGCCAGGGTGTTGTAGATGTTGCCGCGCTCAGTCTGAAACCGGTTAAACGCATTGCCGTACTCGGTAGACGCTAAGTTCTGACCAAATTCTTCAAGGCCGCGCAAGGTGTTGCCACCTAAAAATCCACCCCCCACATTTAAGGCGCGAGCCGTTGTTTGCTCGCCCAGCCTGCGCCGAAAATCCATGCTGGGGTCGAGATACTGCGCAAGTTGCTCGTCACCAAATTGGCTAGTGAAGAACGGAATGCGGCTCTCGATGTCCCCAAGGGCGGTGTATCCAAGTTCGCGGTATGGGGCCAGGTCTTCGCGGCTTTGCTCATACATGGCCAGTTCTTGGGCCATCGCACGGTCAGCGGCGGCGGCTTGCGTATCGGCTGCTTTTCTAGCGGCCCTGGCCTGCATCGAGGAACCGAGTAATCCAGCCCCTGCCCCAATCGCTATAGCGGTTCCGGTTGAGACTGCCATGATTAAATTCCCTTCATAAATGTGCGCTCCATCGGCTCAAACCCAGCGCGGCAGTAAACCTTCTCCATTTTCTGCGCCCGCTCGTCTTCCAAAGCAATCATGAACATCGTTTGTGCGCCGCGTTCCTTTGCCCATGATTGTAAATGCTTGAACATCTTATTCCCAGCCCCCGAGCCCCTGGCCGCAGGCGTTAGCCACCACCAAAGTTCTTGGGAAACCTTATGCGAGGGCGAAAAGTAGAGCGGATAAATGATGCCGCCCGTGATTCCAACAATCTCGCCATTAAGTTCCGCAAGCAAGATGCAAATGTCTGGGTTCTGCATGGCCCCCAGGACAAACGCCTCAAACCCTTCCGGCTCGAACTCGCACACCCGTTGCATGGGTGAGGCCGCGTGGAAGTCGGCGCTCAGTTGCAAGTAGACCGGCAAGTCGGCTTCGGTAGCCTCTCGCACGGTGATGAGGTGTTGGGTCTCGGACATATTCATGGGTTGTAGTAAGGCACCTTTTTAGACTCGCCGTTAACAGTCACTTCGATAAACCCCTCGGGGGCCGCAGGCAGAGTCGCAGAGCCCGCAGTCGCCGAGGTGGCGCTGGAAAAGTTCAAGAGGTTCAGGAAGAACAGTTGCCATGCCCGCGTTGGCCGTTGGGTCTGGTCAATCATAGGGGCGGTCGGTATCCGCTGATTCTGAGGGGTGGCCATCAGTTCTCTCCCGCCTCTGCTTTGAGGTTCGCAGAGATGATCACCGCTTTTACAGGATCAGAAATTGATACTTCAAACACCTTGTCCCGCGACCAACCCAAGCGCCTCCAGATGGCACGGTTCTGGTATTTGCCCTGCGCACCGATGCTCGTCCAATACTCGTTAGACCAGGTCGAGCCGCCGTCATTCGACCAGCGCAACATGGCCTGGGGGTTTTGGCCCTGGCCGGTAGACAGTCCAACACCAGGCTGGAACTGAATCTGGAGTTCGTGGAAATACTGCCGCTGGAGGTCTGAGGTGATGTGCGGAGCCCGCCGGATTCTGCGGATCGGAGCGCCGTCATCGGTGTAGAACTCCCGTGCGACCTGGTAAATCTTGCCGTTCTCGTAATCCCCAACCAAGACTTGCTGGTTGAAGAACGCGCAACAGTTGCCACGGTGGCGCTCAAACTGGTTGTTAAGGGGGTTCCTATAAAGCCACTTATGCCACAGGCCGGTGGTGTTGTCATAGGCCCAGGTCAGGCCGTTCTCACCAATTGAGGGGAAGGTCACCACATAAACTTCGTGGCCTTCCAGTTGGTAAGTCCAGGCAAGGGCGTCCGAGACATTCTGGTTGACCAGGGTGGTCTCCACCGCGTGGGTCGAGATGCGCTCGGGGAAATAACCGTTCATCCGCACAATCATGGCCTCGCCACGGTTGTTTTTTGAGACATAGGCAAATGAGTTGCCCATCCTGGCCATGGAATACTGCGCCGCAATACCCTGCTGGGTGGATGTTCCAGGGATGCGGGTGAACGGAAACGGGACTGCCCCAGAATCAATCCAGACCTCAGATGACATCTCACCGAGCAGATAGACCTCGCGCCGGTCAACAATGACCGAGACTAGATCATCTGGTGATCCATCTTTTGACGCAAAGGACAAGGGGTCGGTAATCGGGGAAAGAAGGTCGGTCGCAGCCCAAAGTTGCGAGTTGGGCTTGTTGTAGAGGAAATAGTTGTCGGTGATGTCTACCGTGCCACCGCCCTCAAACGCGCCGTCAGTCGATGGCAGAACCGTCCAGTTGAGCGCATAGATAGTTGCGCTTGCCGCCGTCTGAGATGGGCTGACCGTGTATGTACCCGTGCCACCAGTACCCGTGCCAAATGCCGTGATGATGGTGCCGTTGGTCACATTGGCGCCCTCAAGGGTCTGGCCAATCTGAAGGGTTCCGCTAGAGACCGCAGTCACATCTAGGGTTGTACCGGTAATGTCGCCGGTCACGGTTGCAGCGGAGGTGACCGCGTTGATAGAGGTCGAGGCAACGGTTTGCGAGTTGCTGACCGTGTAGGTTCCAGTCCCGCCGGTTCCCGTACCCAAGGCGGTAATCACGGTGTTTTGAGCAATGCCCTCGCCAAAAATGGCCTGCCCGACCGCAATCGTGCCGCTTAGAACAGAGGTGACGGTCAGCGTGGTGGTGCTGATTGAACCAGTAAAAATTGCTGCGGAAGGGTTAGAGATAAACCATGTGTAACGATAGGTCTCGTCCACAATGTAGACATTAACGCCGTTGTCTACGATGCCGACCAGGCCGGTAGAGGTGTTCAGTTGCCCAATCATCTTGGGCGTGTAATCCGACTCCATCACATAGGCAAAGTCGCCGCAGACCACCACCACTTGATCGCCGCCGGATAGGGTGCGGATACCACGCACCTCCTCCTGGTTGGGCATGATGGCCACCGTTTCAAGGCCAGGGGTCGGGTAGAGCGCAATGACGCCCCGCTCGCCCTGCGCCTTTGTCGGGTCGATTTCGGGATAGAAGTTAATGCACTCCTGGGCGTCCTGGTAAATCGAGGGCGCCTCGTATGCCGCGCCAACGAACCCGAAATCAGGCATTAAAAGCCTCCAGAAAGAATCCAACCGGCATCGGCCCGCTTGCCGACAATCAGCGTGTCCTCAAACCTGGCAACCTGTACTGGCCGCATATTGGTGCGCTTGATTGTCGCTTTGGCATGGCCTGCAAACCCGTTGATCATCTGAATCTGCGTTGGGCTGGCCTTTCCGTACATTGGCATGAGCCGCTCCGCAAGGCACCAGCGCAGGGCCATAAAATAACCCTGCGGAATGATGATTTCGTCATTGATTGAGGTGAACCGCTGGAAGATGGTGTCGGTGAAGATGTGCATCTCACCCTGGGAGGGGTTTGGCCAGACCGTAATCGTCCCCAGGGTCTCGCTGGGTTGGTAGTAGAGCGCACGGGGCCAGGGGCCGTTCAGGGTCTTGAGACCAATCAGTTCGTAATTCTCAAGGTTCAGGATCGTGATCGGGTAGTCCAGACCGCCGTTTAAGACCGGCTGGCCGTTTTCGTTGGTGTTGATCCGCACAAACGCCGAGTTGATGTTCAGGGGGCGCTCGTAATAGGCCGAGATGGTGGTCGAGGCCACGGTCTGCGAGATGTTGACGGTATAGGTGCCGTCCGAGTTCACATTGCCACCCGCACCCGAGCCGAACCGCACAATTTTGGTTCCTGGGGCCACGCCGGAGCCGGTCAGCGTCATGCCCAGGGCAATCGCACCGTCCGAGACATCGGTCACGGTCAGGGTCGTTCCTGATATAGAACCGGTGATGGTGCCGCCGATTTGGCCACCAGGGCCGATGGTGTACTGGGTCTGGCCTGCGGTTAGGGTGAAGATGATTTCGGTCTTGTAAAAGACCATCATCTGCTCGTTTGACCATTGGTCGAGCATATCGTTGAGCATATCGAATGCGTCTTGCGCATCCGCAGGGGCTGGGGTCTCACCGGCTTCCAGAGCCCCGATGTCTTTCAGGGCGCGGGAGATGATGTCGATTGGTTGCGTCATATCGTCACCTTAAATGTGTCCACGGCCCAGGGCGGCTTGGTCGAAACTTGCGACCGCAGCGCATCCAGTTGCTCTTGTAACCTGTATTTTATTAGATGTTTGCCGTCTTGGATAGCGTCTAAATCGAGCCAATGGGCGACTTGATGCTCTGAAGTGTTAGCGTCAACCATGTGCGCAGTTCGCATCTTCCAGTTGCCCTCGGTCTCCACCGTGTTCTGATCATCCGATGCCTTGCACCGGTATTTCACCGCTTTAAGAACGCCATCTTCAATAACGGTTTCACAAATTTTCCAAAAATAAGTAATGCTCATTTTTTACAATTGTTGCGATGCAAGGTTTTCAGCAATAGCAATTTTCTCGGCTTCTTTTAATGCTGCGATTTCATCAACCCTTGCCTGCCAAACTTCGATGCATGACAATGCCCATTGAGGAATTTCCGTAATTACAACATTCTGAACATCAGGAGAATGATATTCAATGTGACCTTTTTCGCCGCCCTTTTCATTCCATTGCAATGCCCAAAAATTTTCTGGCAATCCGCATCCTGAAAGGTCTAATCCAAAATAAAATTCTCCGTTCACGCCAACCGCGTTGTCTGCTCCAATAATTACAAGACGCATTATTTTCTCCCCAATGATGGTAAATGACCGGCTTGTTCTCTCAGTCCGTTTGTCTCTAAAAAATGATTTTGGTTTTGAGGTTGATGGTTACTTAACGATGCTAACAATACTTTCTGAGATGTTTCGTTTGCTTTTACCATTTCATTTCTAAAACTTTCAACCGCCGCACCAGTTTGTCTTTGTTGGCCAGAATTTTCAATCAACAACATTGGCATCCAAGCAATTGAACATTGATATTCATCTACTTGGTTGCCGGTGTTGGTGTCTACGCCTTGAACCCGAGCAAACCATGCACAAGTGAGGCCAATGCACTCTTTTTTTATAAGCGGACAAAAAGTTCCATTTTTAAGTTGCATAGTCAGTCTTTCGATGCGCGAATAACATCAACATATTTGACGGCAAGGTTGATTGCGTTTCCTGTAAAAGTTGCCGAGGAAATAGTCAATGAGTGTGTGTGTGAACCGCCTCCACCCGTGGCCCCAGTATTTAATGGACTACCATCTGTACAGGCAAATGATCCTACTATGACTGCTCCTCCACATCCAGTACTGGCAAGTTTTGTTGCCATTGTGTGAGTGTGGCTAGGTATTTCGGAACTTGATAGCGTGGTCGCTCCGACTGAACCGCTCACAGATACTGTTCCACTTGGAGTTTGAGATGCAAACGCCGTTGAGAAGTCAACCGACCCGCCAGAAGACGCCGAACCAGTTACTATGCGGAGCGCATGGTTGTCACCGGTGGTGGTATTTTTTGTCCATCCGGTGGGCGCGGTGGTTTGAGCAAACAACATCACCGTTCCGCTTGGAAATGATCCAATTCCCGTTAACCCAGACCCATCGCCCACAAATGCGGTGCTGCTTAATGTTCCCGTGCTGGGGTTAAAAGTCAGTTTGGTCGATGAGACATCAAGGGTTGTTTCTGTTCCCGTGGTGAGGTCGCTAAAGGTTATATAGCGGGTTGCGTTGGTCGTTGTATCGTCCGCAATTGTGATGCCATTGGCGTTAGCCTGCCAAGTTGGGGCAGATGCACCGTTAGAAGTCAGCACATAACCCGCCGTGCCTGTTGATCCGTTGAGCGCAAGGGTGCTGGTTATATCAAGGGTTGTGACCTTGGCAGACGCGGCAGTCGTTGCGCCAATAGAGGTGTTGTCAATCGTTCCCGCGTTGATGTCTGCGGTATCCGCAATCAGACTGTCGATGTTGGCCGTGCCGTTGATGTACAGGTCGCGCCACTCATGTCCGTTGCGGCCCAGGTCGTAAGTGTTGTCAGTTGCTGGCGTAAATTCAGAATTGACGCGGGCATTGAAGTTCACCGTGTCAGTGTTGCTGCTTCCGAGGGTCGTGTTGTCGTTAACCGTTAAAGTGGTGAACGCACCCGTGTTGGGGGTTGTGTTTCCGATGGTCGGGGGCGCAGACAAATCCAGCGTCCCGCCCAAAGTCAGACTGCCGCTACTGGTAACCGTGCCGGTCAGGGTAATGCCTGAGACCGTGCCAGTTCCGCTGACACTTGTCACCGTTCCGGTGGTCGGAGTGGCCCACGATGGAACCCCGCCTGCAAGGGTCAAAACCTGGCCGTTAGAACCCGTGGCCAAAAACGATGTTGCACCGGCGCTGGTTTGATAAGGCACATTGCCTGATGCGCCGCCCGCAAGGTTGGTTGCAGTTGTTGCGCTCGTTGCCGTGGTCGCGGTTGTTGCAGTTGCCGCGTTGCCCGAAATGGAGCCGGTAATGACATTAGAAACCGTCAAATCAGTTAGCGTCCCGACCCCTGTAATGCCTGAATATGATCCGCTTAACCGTCCAGAATCAATGGTTCCAGAGGTGATTGCAGAGCCCGCAATGGCGATATTGGTGTTTGACGCCGCCGTTAGTTGCCCTTGGGCGTTGACCGTAAAGGTCGCCACGGCAGATGCCGAACCATAAGAGGCAGGGGTGACGGCGGTGTTAGTAATGCTGAAAGTGTTGCCCGAAAGGGTTAAGCCGGTTCCGGCCAAGTAAGTTCCAGCAACACTAAAGTTGTTCCAGGTGATAGCAGTCACACCAAGGGTGCCACCAGGCTGAATCGGACAGTAAAATGCCGCACCTGACTGACCGCCAGATTCAACAAACACCAGCGCGGAAATCATCTCATCGTAGGTGTCAGCGTCCGGCGCCCTGCTCCACGCCCCAGATGCGGCCACATAGATGCCGTTCTCGGCCTGGGCGGTTTGATCCTTCACCAGCACTCGATCCCCAGCAACAATCGAAACCGTGTCGATGGTTTGGGCACCAGAAAGAGTGATGTTTGCCGTTGTCGCCGCGTTGACCGGTTGCTTCCATGAAATTCCAACAATCGCCGCGTCTACATAGGTCTTATTGCACAAGTCCAAGTTGCCGACTGGTTGGTTCGCCATCGTTGCGGTGGTAAACGCAGCAGTTGATGGCGTTGTCGCTCCGATGGTCGTTGAGTTGATGGTCGAATTAGTGATCGACACCCCATCCAAATCAGGGTTTACAGGGGCAAAAAACGGCGTCCCCGCAGGCCCAATCAGGTTGATGCACTCATACGGCGGCAGGGGCTCAAAAGTCCCCTGAACCGGAACGATGTTGGTCGTTATGGTTTTGGCGGTGTCGTTCGACATGGTGAATCCTTACTCGGTGGCGACCAGCGTCAGATAAATTGAGTTCGTGCCAGAGGAAATGCCCTTCACAAAGATGTTGGGCGATCCGCAATCAATCACGATGGGGTAGAACATCGAGGGAGCCAGCACAAACGATGAGCCTGCGCCTGATGCGGCAATCGTTGGGTCTGCCGTATTTCCAGCGGTTGTCCCAAAGTTGATCGCCGCCGTGCCTGTTCCAGTGTTCAGAATGGCAACGCGGAAGGCGCGGGTCGGTGTGTTTGGAACCAGTTGGAGGGCAGATGATGCGGAGGTGGTGAGGTCGAGCCGATAAGTCGGCGATAAAATTTTTAGAGAGTCCATTAGGATGCCTCGCTCAATAAGTGGTTGACGGAAAAACGGGGTTGGAAAAGCCCTCGGGGGCCGTTTACTTCCTCAAGGTGGCCCTTGAGCGCATCGGAGACCGCCACAATTTCCCAAGTGTCGGGGTGTTTAATCATGGCCTCTAATAACCCTCCGCTTCGTTGTTTGAACACATTAGGCGCGAGCCGGATCATGTTTGAAAGGGTCTCGGCCTGCGTCAAATACTGCAAATAAGTCACAAAATCTTCGCCACCGGCCCGAATTACAACCATCTCTGGGTGCATCTCGTTGCGGTCTACATGATCCATGCCTATTGTAAATGAACCCTCGCAACCGTAAAGGGTTATGTCGAAAAAACCTTGGTGAATCGCCAATGAAAGCGCCCTCGATGCGGTCGTTGTCCCGCCGGTAATCCCTTCGGGGTTGGTCTCGTACAGGTCGAAAAACGATGGTTTAGCAAACAGATTGCGCACCTCGGGATGGCAGGCCGTGGCCAGGTACGCTTCTTCAACACCAATGACCTGTTCGGGCTTGAATAACCCTGGGTCAACCGTGATGAACTTTGATGTGATGCCGCGAGCCTTTAACCAGGCCGCAGTCATGTTAATTGCCCAGATTTCACCGTCCCAGGCCCGCAGTTCATCGAGCAGGGGGATGACAGATGGGCCACCACCAACGATGGCCAGTTTGCCGCCGTGGGGTTGTTGCTTCTGAAGTTTAGGAAGGTCTGCGCAAGTCAGCGCATTGGTCTGGAGCCGTTCAAGGGGCTCAACGCATTGGGATTTGACTTGGATGCGGAAGGGCATAAAGAAAGGGGGCTTTCGCCCCCTCTCCCTTTACTACTTAGGCCGAACCCTTAAGAAGACCAAGGGCGACCAGCGAGGCGCGAATTTCCTCAAGTTGCGCAACGGCAGCATCAAACGCCGTGGCAGTTGAGAACCCAAAACCGCCGGATGTGGCCGTGGTCAGGGTCAGCGCAGCCTGGTCGGCACCCGAGGGTTGCACGATAGGCGAAACGCCGTAAAACGCGAGTTTGTCGGAACCAGAACCGGCCAACTGGATGCCATCGGTAGAGTCACCGTTGAACAGGTAGTTGGTCGTCTGGGTTGAGGCTGGGCCTGGATTTGCCATGATTCAGTTCCTTTCGTCAGTTAGGCTGCAACGCGGCAGGCGAGTTCAGGGTACAGGGGCGCCCAACCGTACAGAACATCCAGACGGGTCGGGATCGAGTCGTTGTTGATCGTGTACTGACGAACAACGCGGATCGAGAGGCCATTGTCCTTGTCGCTTGCGCGGCCAGCAAAGTGGACGCCATCAGGCAGTTCAAGGTCAGCGGTCGCCAGGGTGAACGCATTGCGGTGGAACACCAGGTTCTGCGGGGAAACGACACCGGTCTTGTTGAACGGGGTCACAACCGCAGAGGCCGAGGTGGTCAGAACCGACACATTCTGGAACTGGCCAGCGGTAATGATGGCCGGAGAGACCGTCACCGAGGCAGAGCCACCAGAAGTGATGGTCACAGGGGCCGTCACCACAAAGTTACGCAGCACATTGCCGCCATATGGCTGACGGTTCTGGGGGTTGACTGCGAACACACCAGCAATCTGGATCGTGTCACCGGCGTTCAGCACGGCGTTAGCGGTCGCAGCAGAGATGGTGATGGTCGAGGTCTGAGCCCAACCCGTGGTCAGCGAACCCGTGAAGGTGGCCGTGTTGGTGGCCATCGTGGCCGTGGAATAGGAACCGTATGTGTGCGACACAATGTTCTGATCCATGTACCAGTTCATGCCGATGGTGTCACGACCCATCATGCCCTTTTCGTACTGCTGGCCGATGGTGCCCTGGGGG